GAAGTGACTAAAATGTAAGGAAGTGACTAAAATGTAAGAAAGGAGCCTTACAATGAAAAAAATTATTATTAAAGACCCTGTAACTAAATCAGAACAATCTGTGTCAGTTAAAACAGGTTTAGTACTGTATAAAAATAAACACTCTATAGAGTCAATTAAATTTATTGATAATCTACCCTTCCCTGATGCGATTTCTCTTTTCGCAAATGCTCTACTCTACTTGATGAAAACTTTTAATTCCTTAGGTGTACCTAAAGAAGTGGTATTTCATCAGTTCTACCATGCTTTAGATAAAGCCTTAGAGGCATTTTCTCCTGAATTTTATTCTTCAGACCAAATAGATAAAGAAAATAAACGCATCCAAGAAACTATTGATAAAATCACTAGTTCTAAACCACTAAAACCTGAAATCAAAGAAAAAATCACCTCTAAAGAAGTTATCGACCCTTATAATCAATCATAATCATAATCATAATTAAAGAAGGTGATTAAAATTAAAAAAATATTATGTCCTCATTGTCGGACATCTGTACTTAAGCCTGAATTATCAATAAATGACACCTCATCACCTTTTTTCTATAGATGTCCTGATTGTAGAGCCTATTATAATAGTTATAAACCCTTGCCACATCAAGAATCTTTTCATAGTGACCCATCATTATATAAAGCATTATTCGGTGGGTGAAAAAACTCCATGCCCACGTTAAATCTAACAAAATCGGTGAAACCCTAGAAGTAGGCAATACCGAGAGTATGTCGCATACTGACTTACAAGTATTGAAAATAATTGTGACTCACATAAAATATCTTTAGTTTGTAAACACATAAAAAAGTATGCGAAACCTTGTAACGACTAGATGGTTAGATACGCCTAATAGGCGTAAAGATATAGTCTGAGCTCACGCTATAACTATTTCAAAATGAAACGTGAGAGAATAGCAGAAATGACTATTCCCCTATTTTTGTAGGAGTAACAAGTCCTGATGGAGCAGGTAAATCCTTGACTTCAGTTATGGAGATTATTAAACATGTTTTAACTATTTCTTCAGGTGAAACGCTAATTGGGGCACAAACTTTACCTCAGTTAGAGCAAACTGCCATGAAAATGTTTAAAGACATTATGCCTAAGTCTTTAGTGCAATATGAATCGAAGCAGAAAAACTATATTGACTTTTATAATGGGCATAGGGTGCTTTTTAGACCTTTAGATGATGAAACAAAGTCACGTTCTCTTAATTTAACAGCATTTATGATAGAAGAAGCATCAGAAGTTGATTATAGTTATTTTGTTCAGTTAAAAGCACGTTTACGTAATGAAAAGGCTATTGAATATTTATTAGATGAGTTAGGTGAGCCTAAAATTGATTTTAATGGTGAAAAGATTGTTATTAAAGATAATCGTGTTGGGATTGTGTCATCTAACCCTTCCTTAGGTTGGATTAGAAATGAATTTCTTTTAAAATCAAATATTATTCAATATTATGATATTAAATATCATTATTATGTTGAACCCAAAAATAAAATAAAAGGGTATACATCCCACGTAGTACCGACTAAGGGAAATACTTACCTGCCACCTGATTTTTATGAAGAACAGGCATCAGGAAAACCTGCTTGGTGGGTCGCACGTTTCTTAGAGGCTAGTTTTGAATATGCTGAAGGTATGGTGTTTCCTAACTTTATGGAACATGTTATTGAACCGTTTAAAATACCTAAGCATTGGTATTCTATGTTATCTACTGACTTTGGTAGGCGAGACCCATTCTGTACATTAAAGGCTAGGATTGACCCTTTAACAGGAATTATTTATATAGTAGAAGAATTTTATAAATCAGAACAACCTGCTAATGTTTTAGCAGAGAAATACTTAGAAATGTATGGAACAATACCTCCAGGTACACTAATTCGACAACCACTTGCTGACCCTTTAGGAGATAATCGAGACCAAGTATCAGGTAAGAGTTGGTATGGACTTTTTTCCGAGTACGGTATATTCTTTAAACGAGGTCATAAGGATGTTGTTTCAGGTATTATGAAAATTTATACTTTAATGTCTTTAGGTAAGATTAAGATATTTAATACTTGCGTAAACACCGTTAAAGAAGGTCAAAATTATAAGTATGCACCACAAGAATTAGATGCATTACATAATGAAGATGAAAAACCTGTAGATAAAGACGACCATGCTATGAGTTGTCTTAGATGGCTATGTATGGAACTATATGATGACTTTAATCGTATGGATACTACTCATACCCACTCTTATAATGCACAACGTAATGAAAAATCACAGGAATACTTACCCCATGCTTTGCGTGATGATGATTTAACAAACACAGATAGTTATGAGTGGTACGGTCAATTTTGATGAAAAATTATTAAAAGAGGAGATTTATTATGAATTTGTTATTAGAAAATTCTGTATTATTCGGTAATAGTGATATAAATGGGATTATTGTAGTAATAGCGGTATTTTGGTTGTTAGGGGTAGCAAACAGAAGAAGGAAAGATGAATAGTTATGTTAGTTATAATGGATAAGAAGAATAAAGGAGTGGTACGTATCCCTATTAGAAATGCTAAAATTTTAAATAAAAAAGTGAGGAAAGTAAAATGAAATTTAGGAAAAAACCTGTGGTAATTGATGCTTTTAAATTAGGGTATGATAGTGAACCTGAATGGTTTATAAATGAATTAGGTGAAAGTATTAGTTTTATTAGTAGTGACGGAGAACCGTATCTTATTATTCAAACTTTAGAAGGAAAAATGACTGCACATAAAGGTGACTACATTATTAAAGGTGTTAAAGGTGAATTATACCCTTGTAAAACAGACATTTTTGAACAAACTTACGATAAAGTAAAAGAAGGTGATTAAATGGTCTTAGATATTTTACTTTTATTGGTCTTATTAGGTATTATTGTACTTTTATTACGTAAAGGTGAAATTTGTATTAGGATTATACGAGAAAATGTAGTTAATTATAAAAATATGCCTGTAGATATACAGAAACAGTTTGAACAAGCACAAGAATTTGAAAATTTGAATAAAAAATTAAAGCAAGTAGTAACTAATTACGATACTATTAAGGCTAATGATTTAAATGATATTGATAAAATGTACAATGATTATATGAATGGTGGTGATATGTAATGCCAAAAGGAAACACTACCGTAGTAACTGAAGAAAGTGCTTCTAAAGGGCTACCTAAAGAGTATAAATTAGAAGATATAGTTGAACAAATTAATGATGGTATTCGACATAAACAGAATTATACAAGAATGTATTTTCTTTTAGATGCTTTTGATAGAGGTGAACAATGGAAGCAATATTTAAATACTGTTCCTAAACATCAAATACTACCTGTTGAAAATTATATAAATTTAGTTAAAGAATACACTCTTGCGAGTTTATCAGCATCTTCTTATATGGGAAGGACATTACCTTTAGCACCTGAAGATATTGATAAGTCTAGAATTATGAATAAAGTTGTTGAGTCTAAATGGCGACAACTTGATGTAGGAAAATATACTCATAAAGCAGGGGAAAGAGCATGGCTTCATGGTACAGGTATTACCAAAGTAGGTTGGAACCAAGATAATATTTCAGGTACTTTAGGTAATTTAGTAGAAGGTGAGATGGAATTTGAAAATGTTGACCCTTCCCAGTTTTATATTGACCCTACAGCATATGATTTAAAAGAAGCAGGTTTTTGTTTTATCCAAAAAGTTAAGTCAATTACTGTTTTAAAAACAGATTCACGTTTTGTTAAACGTTTAAAAACATACTTAGCGTATAATCAAAATCCTACTCCATCACAAGCACCTGATGATAGAGGCATGGTTTATGATAGACCTTATTCAGAATCAGTAGAATCACAAAGAAATTCTATTGTGTTAACTGAATTTTATAGAAAAGTGCCTAATGAACAAGGTGGTTATCGTATAGATTTAATTTATCTTGCTAATCATGAGTTTGTTTTATATATACAACAAGGTATACAACCTAATGAATTTCCTTTTGCTATTCTTTATGATGAAGAACAAGCACAAGATTTCTTTGGTTTGTCTAAACCGTATAAAGTACTATCACTTCAGATGACACTTAATAAAATTACTTCAATTATTGCAACACATGCTGTTTTAAGCCAAAACCCACCAAAAATTTATAATAAAATGATGAATATTAACCCATTTTTACTTACTCAATTTGGTAATATTCCTAATCAATCAATTGGTGTAGATGGTGACCCTAAAAGTGCTATATGGTATGTAGATTTTCCAAAATTAGACCCTTCACTTTTTAGTTTACGTAAAGAATTAATTGAATCAATTAAGGAAATATCAGGTATTAATGATTTTTATACAGGTAGAGATGCAGGAAGTATCCAAACTAAAGGTGGTATTCAAGAAATGGTACAGCGTTCTACTATTCGTGATAAGAATAAAGAAAAAAATCTTGAATATTATCTTAAAGATTTAACTCAACTTATGATTAAATTTATTAAACAATATTATACTAATCGACCAATACGTGTTGAAAACCCTATTGATAATGACCCTGAATTTTTAAATTATGAAGCACAAGCATTTCAGGAAATAGAGTTTGATTATTATATTGATGTATCAGCACAAACTCCTAAATCTAGACAAGCATTCTCAGATTTAGCAGATAAATTATTAGAAATGACTATGCAATACCAACCTGAAGTAGAATTAGTAACTGCTGAAGAGTATGCCGAGATGAAAGACTTACCTAATAAGGATGCAATTATTCAAAGAATTAAGATTCAACGTGCAGGATTATTAGCACAACAACTTTCACAAGGTTTAGTTGCTGTTCAATCACTTGTTCAACAAGGTATGCCTGAAGAAGATGCAATTATGCAAGTTGCTGAACAACTTGTTCAATTACAGGAACAAGCGAAAAAACTAGGTAATACTTCATCAACAGGTAATATGTCAATACATCAACAAAGACAGGGGGGTTAAAATTATGAGTGCAAAGAAAAGATTTATTAAAGAATTAGCAGAATTGAAAGTTAAACTTAAAAAACTAACTGACTTTATGGAAAGTGCAGATTATGATAGATTATCTAATATACAACAAATTCTTTTAACAAAACAACACGCAGTAATGACTGAATATAAACGTATTTTAGAAATTCTTATAGATACTTGGGAAGAAAGTGAGTTTGAGAGTAGTGTAATTTTATAGGGTACCAAGTATTAATGATTGTCTTGCAGAAGATTGGGAATTTGCTGTTGACGAATAGAAAATTTATGTTATATTATAGTTGTGCAAGGAAAGCACACCCCAATCCCCCCCCCTTTATCATTTATCTAAATCCCTTCTCACAGCCCTTACTTCCGTAAGGGTTTTTTTTATACATACATATGTTTGACAGATTTTAATTATCACTATATAATTGTATTCAGTAGGGTGCAAAATCCAATTTGCATTAAAAAGGAGAGTATCCTAACCTATCACTCAAATTTAGTTATCAGCCTATAGGCTTCGCCTACTTATAGGATATACTCTATGGCAGTAAGGAGGATTTTAAATGTCTGATAACAAAAATAACGAAACTGTAATGACAACGGATTATATTTTGCAACAGGCACGTAAAGGCTTTGAGGAAGAACGTACAAAAATTTTAGATGTGCAAGGTGAACAAGATGAATCTAAAAATGACGAAAACTCTGAAGATAGCCCTAATAATGATGATTCTTCTGATACTTCAGATACAAGTGCCACTAAAGACGATAATCATACTGATGATAATGCTACTGATACTGAAAAAGAAAATGAAGAAATAGAGATTAAAGAGAAAGAAAAAGATATCCCTGATTTTGAAACTAAAAAACAACGTGAAGCATTTATAAAAATGCGTAAAGAAAACGAAGCGTTGAATAAAGAAAATAGTAAGTATGAGGGTACTTTTAAAAAATTAGCAGAACGTTCAGGTATGAGTGTTGAAGAGTATCTTGAAGCGTTAGATAATAATTTATTAGAAGAAGAAGCACAAAAGCAAAATATCCCTGTTGAAACATTAAAAAGAATTAAAACTTTAGAAGAACAGCAACAATATAATGCTGAAGAACGTAGAAAGATGGAATTTCAAAGTAAAATTGTGGATTTACAGAAAAGTCAAAACTTAACCCAAGATGAAGTTATTAAATTTATTCAAGAGTCTGTTGGTAGAGGTGTTGATTTAGAAAATGGAAATTTTGATTTTGAAATTCTTTATAAAGGTATGTTTGCTGATGAAATAATCGAAAAGAAAATAAGACAAGCAGAACAAGAACGTTTAGCACAAATTAAAAAAAATCGAGAAACAGCACCTACTGTGGATAAGACTAAAGGTAATTCTACAGAGGATGACAAAGGTTTAGAAAAAGCCATGACAGAACGTGCTAAAGCGTTAGTTAAGGAAAGATTAGGATACTAATCACTAATTAAGTATATGTAATTTTTTAAACTAAAGGAGAGTGAAATTATGGGATTAGTTGATATACAAAACATTACTACTACAGGTAGTTTTTATGCTACTGACCCCGCTCAAGGCTTAAAACCTGATGCATATTATGATAGAATTTTATTGGAAACTATTAGATTAAAGAAATTCCACCACTTAGAATATGGTAAAAAGAAACCTATGCCTAAAAATTATGGTGACACAATTAATTTTCGTAGAATTGATTCTTTAGTAGCAGATACTACGCCACTTATTGAAGGTGTTCCACCTGTTGGCGACCAAGCAAGTGCTTCTAGTGTGTCTATTACAACTCATCAATATGGGCGTTTTATGGAGTTTTCAGATGTTGTTGACTTTCAGATAATTGACCCTATTATTGAAGAGTACACAGTAGAGATGTCAGACCTTGCCTCTGAAACTATGGATTTAGTTGGTAGAGATAATATTTTCTTACAATCAGGTATGTTTTATTATGCAGGTAATGCTGTTGATGTTACTGAATTGTTAACAGCAGTAGATGCAGAACCTTTTAAACCTACATTAAATGATTTTAGACGTATTGTTTTATCAATGAAGCGTAATTTTGTTAAACCTATTATAGGTGGAAAATATATTGTTCTAATTACACCTTCTGTTAAATATGACTTATTAGATGACCCTGTAGTACAAAAATATATGGAATATGCTAGTGATGCTTCAATGATGAAAACAGGTGATGTAATTGACTTGTTTAATATGCGTTTTATTGAAGTTATGAATGGTATAGAGTCTAATTTAGAACAACCATTAGAACCTGAAGATGTAAGTAACCCTGCAAATACTAATACAGTACATTATTCTATTGTTTTAGGTAGAGAAGCATATGGTGTTACTACTATTAAAGGTAATGGAGATGCTAAAATTTACGTTAAGAAAAAGGGTTCAGCAGGTGTTATAGACCCTATCGACCAAAGACAATCTATTGGTTTCAAAATTAACGCTTTAGGTGTCGGTGTATTAAGACAAGATGCTGTGTGTAAATATGCAAGTATCCCTACTAATCAATAATTAGAAGGAGAGGAATACTAAAATGATGAATTTTGAATCCATGACAAAATTAGAATTAATTAAATACGCTCAAAAAAAGCATAATTTAGTTTTGTCAGATATGCTCAATAAAGCACAGATAATTAAAGAGATTGAAAAAGTTGAGCAAATTTCTGTGTCTGAAAAGGGTGTGGCTAATAAGAAATTATTAGATAAAATTGCTGAACAAGATAAGGTTATTGCTGAACTTCAAAAACAAATAAATAGTAATACAAGAGTTATTAATACTAGTAAAAATATCTATACTGTACAAGATGAAAAATCGTTTATTCAGAATTTCGGACATTTTGCCAATAAATTTAAAGCAGAGAAGAAGATTAAAGTATCTATTCCTATAGCGTATGCTAAAATTATCGGAAGGACATTACCTATTAATGTAATGGGTGCTAAAGTTGTTATTCCTGTAGATAGTAAGGAATATGAAGTACCTGAAACATTTGCTAAACATCTTAGAAAAATTATGTGTGGATATGATAAATCAGTATTTAATGCTCCTGCACGAGATATCCAAGAAGTTAAATAATTTATTCCCAACCAAGGGAGAATTAAAGGAGTGGGGTTTCCCATTCCTTATTTTTATTAATAAAGAAGGTGAGAAAATGAAAGTATCTTTAATTCTAAGAAAAGTAAATAAACAATTAGATGATGAAGGGCTAACAACGGATGATATCTTAGGTTATTTAGATGCAGCAATCGCAGAAATTAATAAAAGATGTTATTCATTATACCCCTCTTTTAGTGAATTATCAGGGCAAGATGACCCTTCAGGTATTGAGATTGCACAATTAAATTACAATTATTTACCTGATATGTGGATAGATATTATTGTTGTGCCTTATGTGTGTGCTAGATATCGCCTTCAAGATGATGAAGATGCTACATTTTATATCAGAGATTACGAAAGAAATATTAATGATTTAATTAATACATATAAAATACCTGAAGAATACCAAGATAAGGAACGTATAGGTTTATTGTTTGGTGGGGATGTAGATGTAAGTAGAACATTTTCAGGTGGTGGTTGGTAATGAGTAATAAAATTATGATACCTTATAATAGTTTTGAGAGAGGTATTAATACAATCGCATCAAAAGGTAATATGCCTGTAGAATTTGCAAGACAACTTCATAACTGTAAATTTATAGATGGTACAACACTTGCTCCTAGAAATGGTTCAATGGCTATTGATGATTTATTGACAAAAGTAGTAATAAAACATGCTCTTGTTAAAGAAAATGCAGAATTTATAGGTGTTGTACCTTTTCCTAAACCTGATAAGACAATAGATTATATGATAGTACTTAATTATTTAGATATTGGGCACGTATACGATTTATATGGAGATATAAATTATGTATCTTCTAGTAAAATTAATGCTGTAAAATATGCTTTTCATTCTAAATTAGGTAAAACATATATTGTTACAGGTAATGATTATTTAGAGTTATATGTTAATGGTGAAGGTATTACTGTATTAACAAATGTAGAACGTTACGAAGTTAATTCATATGATTTAAATTTAGGTTTTAATGCTTTAGATGATGACCCATTTCATATAGAAGATGATACAGATGCAGGTACTGTTTTTCCTATTGGTTTATTTGCTTATGATAAAGACCCTTACGACCCAATGTCT